AGGAGATATAAAAACATGGCCGAAAATATTCAAAAAAGAAATACCCGCCAAAATGCCTGGCAAAAAGAAAATAAAGACCGAATAAATTTTCTAATGGATAAAGGAACTAAAGACCGGATAACACTAGCAGCAGAAAAAGAAGGAATTAATTCAAGCGAATTTATTAGAAGAGCTATAGAAGAGCGTCTATATAAATTTGGTTTCGAGAAAAAATTATCTATAGAAGATCCTTCACTTAATCAAGATCAGGAACACCAGGAACCAGAAACACCAAAAATCTAAAATAAAAATAAATCGTGTGAACCTATCAACAATTAATTTAATAAAATAATAGTGTGAAGAATTGAAATAACCCCTCACTATATTTCATATTCAAAAACCCCATAAGCCAAGAAAACCAAAAGAAAAGATCATTTACAAAAAATGGTCTTTTTTTATTCCTTCTATTTAAAGCAAAAAATTTTTTCCTCAGATACGAAAAAATCACACCCTAAAAAAATTGGAGATAAAAAAACTATGGAAGAGCAGAACGAAAAAAAATTAAATAATCCGGAAAGCCTTCCAGAAGTTAATCAGGAAATAAAGCCGGAAGATCTTCCAAGAAGGCCAGACGGAAAAATTGACATTGAAAAAATATCATTAGGAAAATCAAAAAGAAACAATGACATTGTTCCTGATGATCTATTTGATAAATATTATAGAGAGCTGCCGGATAAAGTTGAAAATGCTTCAGGATCTTGGCGAACGGTTTCAACTGGTGGAAAGATAAAAATATTTGGTGCAGATCCTGAGGCTGATTTACTTATTCAAAGGGCCGGAGCTAATACGGTGAACGCAGCTAAGGCGCAGCAACGCACATTTAAAGAAGTAATAGCCCAAATGCTAGCTGAAAGTGCTAAAAGTGAGGATATAGAGCGATTAGGACTGACAGAAGGTGCTACACAGCTAGAGGTTATTATTGCCGGTCAGTTGCAGCAAGCCGGAAGAGGCAACAGTAAAGCGGCCGAGTTCTTAAGAGATACAGTAGGAGAGAAGCCGACTGAGAAGCTAGATGCAAATATAACGGCCTTGACTCCGGAGGATAAAGAGCTATTACAGAACGTCGAAAATAGATTGAAAAATAATGATCCAGAATAGGACAGACCACAATATATAGTGTTTAGTATATAAATATCACTATAGCCGAATAGCCTAAAAGCCAATAAACCGCATGGTTAAGCCATTTGTAAGTAATTGGAACTGTTCGCAAAATCGTTGTTTAGCGAATAGTTGAAAAAGAATAGCCTGGATCATCAGCCCAGCCGAAGAGGAATAGAAGCAACACCGGAAGAGAGTAGGCGCCTACACTGTATAGAATATTCTACAGAGTGTAGGGCATACCGGATCAGCAGCACCGGCACCGACCACCCTCCCCCCGCCGCGCCGAGCGGCCAGCTCCCCGACCGGGACTCCTAATGCCTACTAAAATATTTTTTCTAAAAATGAAAGTGTTAACACTTTGGCTATGGTTCTGATGGGATGGTATAGGCTGGTAGTAGTGAGAATGTGATTTTTTTGTGAAGAATGTTTATTTAATTTGTGTGCATCTGGCGGCATCCAGTTGTAGCATAGGGACCTTATAATCGTGGAAGGGTTGTAAGGTCCCCTCCTTTCTAGGATTTTTGTTTTAAGTTTTTTAGATAGAAGCGTGAGTATTCATGTTTTTATACATCTCCTTTGAAGAGGGATAGAAGTTACCCGTATGAGCGCTGCTAGGTGTTATAGCCTGGTGGCGTTTTTTGTACCCTCCTGACAGGGGTACGATTCTACTTTTCTTGCCAAAGAAAAACAGCCTTGCTAGGTGTCACAGCCTAGTGAGGTATTTAACTTTTTTCCTCCTACTAGAAAAGAGTTAAAGGCTTGTCTCATAGCTCCCTATAGGCAAGTTGAGAGCAGCTTTGAAATGGAGTTCACTGGTTTTGTGGTTAGCCAGAACGGGTTCGATTCCCGTAGCTGCTTTAGGTCGTGTGCTAGGCGATCTTGAATCTGGTGGTGGCCTTGCTTGCTGTCAAAAGCAAGTGAGGTCTTTTTTGAGGGATTTTTTGATGAAAACGACGGTACAGGGAGTACGGCTGACAGATTATCAATTGGAGTGTTTACAGAAGGTAGCTGATCGGTTGCAGATTGGGAAAGCAGATGTGATACGGCTGCTTGTAGAAATGTTAGTTGATGGAGTGATTGTTTTGTGACATGACATTAGGCGAGATTAGGGAGAAGGAAATAGAGTATTGCCAGGATCATTTAGTGTATTTTGTCGAGAGGTATGGCCATATTGAGGACAGGGACGCACCGGAGATTAAGGTACCTTTTAAACTTTGGGGCGAGCAGAAACAGACATTAAATGATTTTATGAATTATAAATGGACGATAGTGTTGAAGGCTAGGCAGTTGGGTATTTCTTGGCTGGTACTTCATTATGCGGTCCATAAGATGTTGTGTTTTTGTGGTAGAAGCATTATTGGATTGAGTAAGAGTGAGACTGAAGCGAAAGAGCTTATCAGGAGAACGACATTTATTTTGAAAAATATGCGGGCGCTGGTAAGGGATAAGCTGGATAGAGCCGGATGGGACGGGGCTTGGTATGAAAGTAATGCGCTGAGTGTTACGATACATTTTCCCGGTCGAAGTGATTCAGTGTTTCAGTGTTTTGCAAGCGGAGAGAATGCAGCCAGATCATTTACGGCTGATTTGATAATTTTTGATGAATGGGCTTTCCAGCAATTTGATAGAAGCATATGGAAGGCTGCACTTCCTGTTGTAAATAGACCTAATAGCGGTCAGGTAATTGGAGTAAGTACAATTGCAAGAGGTTCATTGTTTGAGGAATTATATACGACTGAAAACAATGGATTTCATAAGGTGTTTATACCTTGGTATGCGGATCCTAGAAGGACACAGGAGTGGTACGATAACACGTTGAAGTTGAGCGACTTGGCGACAATGTACGCGGAATATCCGGCTACAGTTGAAGAAGCTTTGGAGGTTCCGGGAGGCAGATTTTTTGCTGAAGTAAGTAATGAGTCGATATTGAGTGAAGATTTGCTCAGTCAGAATACAGTGTGTTACGTGGCTATGGACTATGGACTTGATATGTTGGCTGCGTATTGGATTATAAGGGACGCTTTTGGTAATTCTCAGATAATACATGAGGTTTATGAGGCTGATAGGATTATTTCGGTAGCTGCTGAAATGATTTTAAAGGCGACAAAAGCGCTTATTGATAGAGAGATTATTGGAAGAGTTGAAGCATACTTGGCGCCTCCGGATTTGTGGAACAGGGACCAGGTAACAGGTAAGTCCAGGGCGATTATTTTTCAGGAAAATGGGCTTACATTGACTAAAGTAAATAATGATTTAAAGGCTGGGTGCCTTGCGATTAAAGAGAATACTAATCATGGCGAAGGCCAGAAGAGTAAGCTAACGATTTATCATAACTGTGCGCCTAATCTGTTAAATTCTTTGAAGAAAATACAGAGGGATGAAAAAAAGCCTGAAGTATATGCTAAAGATCCGCATGATTTGACACATTCAGTTGATGGACTTAGGTATTATTGCATTTACTGGACGCATGGCGGGAAAGTTCAGAAGAATGATAAGCGTAAGAAATGGCGTAAGGACCAGTGGGAAGATTATAGAAATGCTAGTTTAGAGGATAAAAAGATTCTGATTAGCATGTGGGGAGAGCCTTACTAATGTTTAAGAGGTTTCGGAAGATGATAAAAGAGAAGATAGAGACACCAAAAGACGTTCAGAAGTGGGCTAATAGGCTTGAATTTGCTAGATTGCAGTATGGTGACGCTTTGAAGGCCATGAAAACCTTTGAGAGTTATTATGAAGGCACTAGGAAGCTGCAAGCTGACGCAAATAGAGGCGTAGAGCCAACAAAACAGGCTACTAATGTTCGTAATATTGTTTATGAATTGATAGAGTCTCAGGTGGATTCATCTATTCCAATGCCGAGAGTAAGGGCCATTCATCAGGAAGATGATGAGCTGGCTAAGAAGATGGAGAAGTTTCTTGAAAATAAGATAACTACTTGTGGAATAGTCCTTATGAATGATGCAGAAGAGAGGACGGTTCCGATTCTTGGCGGAGATTTTACTAAGGTAGAGTGGGACGTTAAGAGGGGCCTTCATTCGGAGGTTGGTGATCTTAAGATTTCAGAGCTTTATCCTACAAAGGTAATTCCGCAGCCGGGAGTCATTGATTTTGACGAAATGGATTATTTCTTTATCCAGGAGTTAATGACTAAGAAAACCGTTAAGAGGGTGTACGGTGAGGACGTTTCCGATTGTGAAAACTCAGAAGAGTACATGACAGATGATATAGAGGGTGCAAAGCTCAATGAGGATCTTGTGACAGTAAATACCGCATTCTACCGTAATGAGCATGGTGGAGTCGGTATTTTTGTTTGGTGCGATTATGTTAAGCTGCTTGATCTTGACGAATATGAGGCCAGATACATTGATAGATGCGCAAAGTGTGGCGCTGTAATGGTAGATGGTGTATGTCCTGAATGCGGAAGTAAGAAGGCCAAGAAGTCAAAAGAAGAATATGAGGAAATGATAGAAGGCGTCGAGATAAAAGTTTCGCAGACAGAGACTATGAGGGTTGATCCGGAGGTAATGACGGAAGCTCCTGTCCTTGATGAAATGGGGCAGCCTGTACTTGATGAATACGGACAGCCTCAGATAACTATTGAGAGGACAAAAAGGAAGGTCCCATATTATAGGCCAAATATTTATCCTATTGTGCTGAGAAAGAATATTACAGCACAGAAACAGATTCTTGGCGGATCTGATGTAAAAGTCATTATAGACCAGCAAGATACTATCAAAAAGCTGGGAACAAAGATAAATGAGAAATTGCTAAAGGGCGGTTCTTATGTAACGCTTCCTGAAGGGGTAGAGATTGAGAAGGATGGAGAAGAGCTGAATATATTGAGGCTCAGAAATCCGGCTGATAAGCAGATGATTGATACCATTACATTGCAGCCTAATGTAGTGAACGATCAGAATTACCTTGAAACTAATTATAGTTGGGCTAAATCTTCTCTTGGTATTACAGACTCTTACCAGGGAAAATACGACGCTTCAGCTAGGACGGGTACTGCTAAGCAGTATGCAATTAACCAGGCTGCGGGGCGCTTGGAGTCCAAGAGAACACTGAAAAATGAAGCGTATGCGAAGTTGTATGAGGTCATGTTTAAATTTTGGCTGGCATTTAGTGATAGTCCTAGCGCTATCAGTTCTGTTGATAAGGACGGGCAGCCAACACATGATACCTTGGATAGAAAAGAGTTTTTGAGAATAGATGCAGCCGGTGAGTTTTACTGGAATGATGAATTTATTTTCGAGACTGATCCTACATCTACATTGATGCAGAATCGTGAGGCAATGTGGAGCCAGACTGATCTTAAATTACAGTCCGGTGCTTTTGGCCCTGTTGGTGATCTTGAAACAGCTAAGACATATTGGACCATGATGAAAGCAAACGGCTATCCTAATGCAAGTGTTGTCCTGGCTATTATTGAGGAACGATTAGAAGAGCAGAAGGCAGTTCAAGCAGAAATGGCACAACAGATGCAGCAACCGGAAATGGGACTTCCGGAAGGAGGTATGGCCAATGAAATGCCCGCTATGTAATACAGAAATGAGAATACAGTCGAGTGAGTATGTGTTGAATCAAGGCAAGCTATTTGCCAAGCAGATACTTGTTTGTAGGAAAAAGGACTGTAGTAATTATAACAAGGAAGTAAAAACAGTATATGTGCCTTTGGAAGTATCAGAAGATTCCGGGGCCGTTGAACAGTAGGTTATGAGCGCTTAAAAGGCGCTTTTTTTATACCTAAATTCGCAGGAATAGCGCAAAAATCCAAGTTAAAAGGAGATTTATGAAGCATTACAATGATGAGCTTTTGACTATGGATCTTCAATTTTTTGCTGAAGAGGGTGAGTCGGAAGCTGAAGGCGCAAACGAGGTAGAAACCGCCGAGCTACCAGAAGAAAGCGAAAGTGAAGGTGTTGCTGAAACAGAAAATGAAAGCGTAACAGAGGAAGTCGCTGAACCTCAGATGCAGTCGCCTGAAACAAACGCCGCGTTCGCAAATATGCGAAGAGAGTTAGAAGCATACAGAAAACAGCAACAGGAGCTTGATAGTCTGTATGCTCAAAACTACGGGCATTTAGTAAATCCTGAAACAAACCAGCCTATAAGGGGTGCAAGGGATTACTACGAAGCTCTAGCCGCCCAGGAGAGAGTCAATGCAAGAAGGCAGATGCAGCAGAACGGCATTGATCCCAGTGTCATTGATAATATGATTGCCAATTCTCCGGCAGTTCGCCAGGCTAGGGAAGCAACGGCTGAGCTAAACAGCATAAGAGCGCAGCAGATGTTAGATGCAGACTTTGAACAGGTATTAAAGATTGATAAGTCAAAGACTTCTAAGGACGCGATTCTGATGGATCCTTCCTACAATGCTGTTGTTGATTATGTTTCAACCCATCCGGGGACAAGATTTAGCGAAGCCTATAAAATCGTAAACTTTGACAGGCTGAGCAGTTCTAATACAGCAGCCGCAAGACAGGCTGTTGTCAATCAGGTTAAAGGGCAGAGTCATTTGACTAACGGCCCAGGAGTAACTACTACGGATTCCGGAGAAGATATTCCAGCTAACATGATTGAGACCTTTAAAGAGAGATTTCCTGGTAGGTCCATGAAAGAACTGAAGGCCCTATATAATCGCGTGATTAAGTCACAGAAAGGGTAAATCATGGCAGTAACAGTAAGAGATAATACTAAAAACGGCGATCAGTGGAATGAGTGGGCTACCATTCTTGACGCTAAGATTTATGACGCTGACGCGCAGCAG